TTATATGATGCAACAATGGGTAAATATTTAATGCACTCTGGAAATATAGCACGAGCATTAGAAAGAAGTCATAAAATTGCAGGATATAAAGTATTAAAAGATCAAGTTGCTAAAGGTGAATTAGATTTAACAGATGCAGAAATGATGTATATTGTGCAAACGCAAATAGGATCTCCAAGTTTTTTAAGAACAGGAAAAGCAAACCCTGTATTAAATACTTTGTTTTTATTTTATAATGCAAATAAAGAAGGTTATAGAGGAGATTACGAAGCGTTTAAAAATGATCCTGCAGGAGTAGGTGGAAGATTTGCCGCATATAGTGCCGCTCCAGAAATTTTAAAATTTTTAATAAAAATGGGTTTGTTAGGTGGTGGATTAGCGGCATATATGAACGCTATCCCAGATCATGATCAACATAATTTTAATATCATTCCTACAGGTATGCTTACACAAGATGGTAGACCTATATACATTAGAATTCCTATGGATTTTACATCACAATTAATATCATCAATAACTAATATGAGTTTAGAAAGTGCATTTAATTTACATACAGCAAAAAATACAAGTGAAAAAATAAGAATGTTTTGGAAAGCATTTGATTCTGGCTCACCTTTTCAGGTTACTCCTATTGCACCTGCAGTATTAGATACAATGAAATTAATTTTGGGCGAAGATGCACGAAATTTTTTTGGTGGACCTATAATAGATGAAGATATTATGGCATTAGATATAGATGATTTAGAGTACAAAAAATTATTTGAAATAATGAAATATAATTGGAATACATATGGACCTAGTTGGACATATAGATTTCAAACAAATGATAAAGCAGAAATATTAAAACAATATGAACAAATGACAGGTGTTCCTGTATTAGATCCGTTAATTAATAAATTTGTAAAAGTTGGTCCTAATCCTATTTTAGACACAGCAAGGGAATATGAAAAAATAGAAAACGATAGAGATAATGTAATGATTGTCGCAAGAAAAGATGCAATAAAAAAAATATTACAGGGAAAAACAGATTTAACACAAGAAGAAATAAATTCTATAGGATTAATGAAAGAAGATATGGTTGAAAACGCAGAATTTATAAGACAATTAGGAGATCTTGTTGGAGCAGATGAATTGTTAATAGAATATGTAGTAGGTGATAGAAGGCAACGAATAAATATATTAAGAGCAATGCATAAATATCGTACACAAAATCCAGAGTTTTACAAAAAATGGGAAGAAGCACGAAAAGGATTGTCTAAATTAACAAAATAAAGTAAAATATGTGAAATGACTATTACAACAACAACAATTAAAAACAGTTATTCTGGCAATGGGTCTAATGATACATTTGCATATACATTTAAAATATCTACAACTGCAGATATTGAAGTTGTTATTAGATCGTCTACAGGATTAGAAACTGTTAAAACAATTACTACACATTATACTGTAACAGGTGCAGGAGAAGCTAGTGGCGGTAATGTAGTATTTACATCAGGCAATATACCTTCAGCCACAGAAACAGTTGTTATAAGACGAGATACAACACAAACACAAACATTAGATTTAGTTGAAAATGATCCGTTTACTGCAGATAGTGTTGAAGGAGCATTTGATAAAAATTTATCTATATCACAAGAATTACAAGAACAAATTAATAGATGTATTAAATTTTCAAAAGCAAATACTTTTACTTCTGCAGATTTTACAGAAAGTGTGTCAGATAGAAGTGGTAAAGTATTAGGATTTGATACTGCAGGAGAACTATCAGTAACAAACGAAATTGGTTCAAATAAAGGAAATTGGGCGGCAAGTACAGCTTATGGCATTAGGGATATTGTAAAAGATACATCTACTAACAATATATTTATGGCAAATACTGCACATACATCTAGCGGTTCACAACCATTAACAAGTAATACAGATAGTGCAAAATGGGATTTATTAGTAGATGCGGCAAGTGCAACAACATCTGCAACTAATGCGGCATCTTCAGCTACAGCGGCGGCAAGTAGTGCAACAGCATCAGCAAGTAGTGCAAGTACAGCTAGTGGACATGCAAGTACAGCAAGTACACAAGCTAGTAATGCATCAGCAAGTGCATCAGCGGCGGCTACATCAGCGGCGGCGGCGGCGGCAAGTGCAGATAGTTTTGATGATACATATTTAGGGGCAAAAGCAAGTGATCCATCAACTGACAATGATGGAGATGCATTAAATGCAGGAGATTTATATTTTAATACATCTAGTAATGCTATGAGAGTTTACAATGGATCAGCTTGGGAAGATGTAGCAGTAAGCACTTCTGGTTTTGCAACAAATGGTTTTAGTATTGCTATGTCCATTGCCTTGTGATATAAAAGAAAGGATAGATTATGGCACAAGATTTTAGAAGATATACAAGTAATGCAGTAGGAACAGGTGCTACAACAGTATTTACAGCAAATAGTTATGACACTATTGTGGGTATTAGTTTGGCAAATGTAACAACTAATGCAATAGTTGTTCATTGTTATATTAATGATGGTTCTAATGATATTAGTCTTGTAAAAGATGTATCTATACCTGCAGGTTCAGCTTTACAAGTATTAGATGGTGGAGCAAAATTTGTTGTCCAATCTGGAGATGCATTAAAAGTAATAAGTGATACAGCTAGTTCTTTAGATGTTTGGGTAAGTGCAGTAGATGCAATTAGTTCATAGGAGATATAAATGCCATATATAGGTCATAAACCTGCAACATCTTTTCATTCTTTAGTAAAACAAGATTTTTCTGTTAGTGCAACAGCAAGTTATACATTATCACAATCAGTAACAAGTGCTAACGATATTGCATTATTTATAAACAATGTAAGGCAAGAACCTACATATGCGTATTCTGCGTCTGGTACAAGTTTAACACTAACTGCGGCAACAGCAGGATCAGATGATATGTATTGTGTATATTTAGGAAAAGCGGTAGGTACAATAAATCCTGCAAGTGGTAGTGTAGGTTTAGCACAGCTATCAGCTACAGGTACAAAAAGCAGTAGTACATTTTTACGAGGTGATAATAGTTTTGCAACTGTAAGTGGATCAAATGTTCTTGAGATTCTTACAGGTGTTTGTGATGGTCGTTCAGTAACAGTTCCTAGTGGTACATACACTATGCCTAATGTTACAGCAGTTCAAAGTTTGACTGGAAGTTATGCAGATTTAACTGGTTCAGAAATAGCATATACTCCTCCAAGTGGTACGAAACAAGTTATCTATAGTTTCCAACACATGTTCACAAGAGATGGTGATTATCCTTTAGCCCATTATAAATTTTTTGTGGATTCTGACGAAGCAACTAGATATAGAACAACTCTTTACGGAGCATATACAATTATGCTTCAAGAATTAAGATTTATAATAAGTATTACAGGTAGTGCAGATACAACAAATGCAAATTTAGCGTCTTGGTCATCTGCTAAAACTCTTAAAATACAAGCAAGAGAGTATACTGATGGTTCTGGTGGCTCTACTAATACTGCAAAAGCACACGGACTTAACTATTGGGATGGAGGAGGACTATCTGGGTCTGGAAATGGTTTTCAATATAAAGCACCAATTTTAACATTAACTGCATTAAAGGATAGTTAAGATGTCTAAAGAATTTGAATCAGCAATAGACGCAATAAGAATGGAAAGAAATCATATATTGATGTCAACAGATTGGGAAGTTTTAAAATGTTTAGAAACAGGTAAAACAGTTTCAGATTCGTTAAAAAAATATAGACAGGAATTAAGAGATTTAACTAATGGTGTTACAACATTAGACAAATGCAAAAATATAAAATTTCCAACTAGAGAGAAAGACTAAATGCCATTAAGTAAAATACAATCTGAATCAATGAACTTAGCCGATACTTATGCCTTTACGGGTACAGTAAGTGGTGCAGGTGGTGGTAAATTATTACAAACAGTTATTACTACAGTAAGAACTTATTGGGATCAATCAATTAGTGGAACATCTTGGACAGATGTTAATGATGGTAATGGTGTGTTTCAAGTACAAATAACACCAACAGCTACAGACAGTAAAATTTTACTTAGTTTAAATTGGGGCATGATAAGTCCTCATAACTCTGGTGATGGTGCTTATGGTGGTGCGTGTAAAATAGTAAGAAATGGATCTGATTTTGA